AGAATTAGATCTAGAAAGCATTCTAGAGATGTGGCGTGAAGATACCGTTATCAACGAAATGAATCTGGATGAGGAATCCCGTAAGACCCCTTCTCTTCATGCTAAGTATCTGGAGATCCATGCTCTCACCAAACTGAAACTAAAAAGAGCTGAGTTGGATCAGAAAACCCTACTCAAGGATAAATGGCTTTATTACAACGGTAAGATGGATGCAGAGACCATTCAGGAAAAAGGATGGGACTTCGATCCATTCAATGGTCTAAAGGTATTGAAGGGTGATATGGATCACTACTACGATGCTGATACAGACATTCAGCAGTCAGAGGAAAAAATCACATACTATAAGACGATTATAAGTACTCTTGACGAGATCATTAACAACATACGATGGCGGCATTCAACCATTAAGAACATGATTGATTGGAGGCGTTTTGAGTCAGGTGGATAATGGAATTAAAAGCGAATACCTTACACGTACGTAAGAAGAATCACTCACAACTTCTCGTAGTATCAGAACCACAAATCGCAAATGAACTGAATGATTTCTTTTCCTTTGAGGTTCCTGGCCATAAGTACATGCCTGCATTCAAGCAACGTAGATGGGATGGTAAGGTACGATTATACGATATCAACAAGCAGGAACTTCCCTGTGGTTTGTATGAGTACCTAGATGAGTTTGTTCGTCCACGTAACTATACGATTGAACTGGATCATGACACCACATACGGCCGACCAGACAGTAGCGTATCAGTTGACCCCAAAGAACTGGCCAAGTTCATCAAATCTCTGAACCTTCCCTTTGAACCACGTGACTATCAGTTTGATGCAGTGGCTCAGGCTATCCAGTCTAAGCGACTCATTCTTTTGTCACCTACGGGTTCGGGTAAGTCTCTGATCATCTATATCCTGATACGTTGGTTCTTAGAGAACGATAACAAGCGTGCGATCATCGTAGTACCTACAACATCACTAGTGCAACAGATGTACTCTGATTTTGAGGAATACGCACAGAACGATGATTTTAATGTATCGCAGATGTGCCATCGCATCTACTCAGGTATGCCAAAGCATAACGTACCTGAGCGAGTCTTTATCTCTACATGGCAATCTATCTACAAGCTACCTGGTACGTGGTTTGAACAGTTCGGAGCTGTGTTCGGTGATGAGGTACATAACTTCAAGGCAAGATCCCTCACCGGTATCATGAACAAGTCTAGGGAAGCTGAGTTCCGTTTCGGTACCACAGGTACACTGGATGGAACACAGACTCATAAGCTTGTGCTAGAGGGTTTGTTTGGTCGTGTCTATAATGTAACCACTACTAAAAAGCTGATGGATGCCGACACTCTGGCACAACTGAAGATTAATGTTCTCTTGTTGAAGTATCCTCCTGAGGTATGTAGGGACATTATAAATAGTAAGGATTACCACTACGAGATTGACTACCTTGTTGGTAACGTTAAGCGCAACAGACTGGTACGTAATCTAGCGCTTGATCAAGAAGGTAATACATTGGTACTCTTCCAGTACGTGGAAAAGCATGGCAAGATTATCTACGATCTAATCAAGGATAAAGCACATGAACGGCGTAAGGTTTTCTTTGTATCAGGTGAAGTCGATGCTGAAGTCAGAGAAGAAATACGGGGCATTGTTGAACGACAGAAGAATGCTATCATTGTTGCTAGCCTTGGCACGTTCTCCACAGGGGTAAATATTAAAAACTTGCATAATATCATTTTTGCATCGCCTTCTAAATCTCAGGTCAAGGTACTACAGTCTATCGGTAGAGGCCTGAGAAAATCAGAGGACGGTAGGTCTACGACTCTCTATGATATCGCTGATGATATGCATATGAAACAGAAGAAGAACTACACCCTCTTACATGCCATTGAACGCATGAAGATTTACAAAAGAGAAAAGTTCGACTATGACGTATTCGAGGTAACACTGTGACTGAAGAAACCACATTCGAAGATACACCCAAAGTATTCAAGCTGATCACAGGTGAGGAGATCATCACGGTTGTCACTGAGACTACCGATAACTATTTCATGATTGAAGTTCCTTTGGAGATTAGATTTAATTCAATGAAACAATCCTTGTTTTTGACTAGATGGAAGTTCGGCGCAAACTACAGTAAAGCCATGACACTAGCTGGAGGCGCTGTGGTTTCAGTAAGCGAGCCAGAGGACATCGTCATGGAGAACTATTTCTCTTATAGGAAACAGTTGGCAGAAGAATTGTTTGCACCAGAAGACACAGATGAGAAAACCGAGGATGAGAAGAAAAGATATACTTTGGATGAATTATTTGAGGAACTGAACTCAGAAGAGACTATTCATTAAATGGTATACTCCTCACCTCCACGAACAGTAAACTTATTATATACTATTTCGTCGGATTTGTAAACACATTTTTTCTGTTTACATAAAACTTTTTTCAGTGTATAATACCATATATTAAGATTAATTCTAGGGCTTTATATGAAACGCAAACAGAACTACATTAACAACAAAGACTTTTCAGCAGCTGTATGCTCATATGTGGAAGACTATAACGCCCATGAAGGAAAAGACAAACCTATTGTTCCTAATTATGTTGCCCTGGGATTCCAACAAATCGCCGAAGGGCTTTCTCGTAAACCAAACTTTATTGGCTACTCTTATCGTGATGAGATGGTAATGGATGCTATTGAAAACTGCCTCCGTGCCATCCGAAACTATAACATCGAAGCAGCCACACGTACAGGAAAACCAAATGCTTTTGCTTATTTCACTCAAATCTGTTATTATGCCTTTCTTCGGAGAATCGCCAAGGAAAAGAAACAGAAAGAAATCAAAGACGAATTGATTGATAACGGATATGGCTCAGATTTGTTTGAAATAAATAGTAACCAAGACGAATATTCTAAACAGATCACTATGTCTTATATCGAAGAAGTTAAGAATAAGATGCGTGAAAACTTAGAAATGACTGATGAAGAATATGTAAAACCTCAAGCATCTTTACCTAAACGCAGAATTCGTAAGACTAATGATTCAGATTTGACGGAGTTTTTATGAAACAATACTCATTAAAACAATTTGAAACGATGATTGCCAACATTATTAAGTGAGTTGAATGAAAATTGCAATTTTGAACGATACCCACTGTGGTATCCGGAACTCTTCCGATATTTTTTTAGATAATGCAGCAAAGTTTTATGGTGAGACATTTTTTCCATATCTTAAAGAACATGACATTAAACAGATTGTACATCTAGGTGACTACTATGACAATAGAAAAGCAATCAATATCAAATGTCTCAACCATAATCGAAAGCATTTTCTCGAACCTCTCCGAGATCTCGGCATTCGAATGGATATCATTCCTGGTAATCATGACACTTATTTTAAAGATACCAATACTCCAAACTCTCTCAAGGAACTCCTCGGGTTCTTTATCAACGAGGTTGCGATTATTGAAAAACCAGCTGTCATCGAATACGAGACACTGAGACTTGCTCTCGTCCCATGGATGTGTAAAGACAATTGGGATGAGTCCATTAACTTCATCAAGAACTGTAAGGCTGATATCCTTGGAGGTCACTTGGAACTGAGCGGCTTTGAGATGATGCGTGGTATCAAGAACGATCACGGCATGGATGCCAGTATCTTCTCTAGGTTTGAATCCGTGCTCTCAGGACATTATCACACCAAGAACAGTGGCGATAACATTCACTACCTGGGATCACAGCTGGAGTTCTTCTGGTCGGACTGTAACGACAAGAAGTATTTCCACATCCTCGATACCGAGACACGTGAATTGATCGCCGTACAAAACCCACACACTTTGTTCAAAAAAGTAGTGTACAATGACACCAAATATGATTATAATAGAATACCAGATTTTTCAGGACACTTTGTCAAGGTAGTCGTTGTGAACAAAACCAACCCACAGATGTTTGAGAGTTTCATCGATAAGCTACAGGATCAGAACCTTCACGATCTAAAGATCGCTGAGAACTTTGATCATATGATTGGATACGATGAAAGCGCTGACGTGGCTGTGGATGACACACAGACGCTCCTGGATGATTATATTGAAGCGTCTGAGACCAATCTGGATAAGTCACATCTTAAGACAAAGATGCGAGATCTTTACACAGAAGCACAATCGATTGAAATTTTATGATCCAATTCAATGCCGTACGGTGGAAGAACTTCCTATCCACTGGTAACTCATTTACAGAGATCAAACTGGACTCTGTATCTACGACACTTATCGTAGGCGGAAACGGGACTGGCAAATCCACTATGCTGGATGCCCTGTCCTTTGGCCTGTTCGGTAAGCCGTATCGTAACATCAATAAGCCACAGCTGATCAATAGCATCAACGGTAAGGACACCAGGGTTGAAGTCGAGTTCACCGTCGGTCCCAACCAATACAAAGTCGTACGTGGCATGAAGCCCACTGTGTTTGAGATTCATCGTAACGGTGAGACTTTCAACGAGACGTCACACGCTCGTGAGTTTCAAAAGATGCTTGAGCAAAACATCCTCAAGCTCAATCACAAGTCATTCCATCAGATCGTGGTATTGGGTTCATCCTCCTTCGTGCCTTTCATGCAACTGGCAGCTGCACAACGTCGAGAGGTTATTGAGGACCTGTTGGATATCAACATCTTTTCCAAGATGAACGGCATCCTGAAGGAAAACATCAGTACCATCAAGGATAAGATTCAAGACAAAAACCATCAGGTTGACCTGGTACGCAGCAAGATTGAGATGCAGCGTAAGTACATTCGTGACATCAAGAACTTAAACGAGGAGAAGATTCGTGAGAAACAAACCGAAATCACGGCGCAGGAGGATACAATTGGGTCGCTCAATGATCAAAATGAAAAAATACAAGAAACTCTCCAGACAGCGTATGATCAGACAGAAGAACTTCTCAGAGTGGCTAATGAGTCTGCCGGAGTGGCCAGAGGAGAAGCAGCCGGACTAAAGAAGGAAATTTCAACTCTAGTTAAAGAAAGTAAGTTCTTCGATGAAAACGACATTTGTCCGACTTGCACGCAGCAGATTACTGAAGACATTAAACATGAGAAAAAGACGGAGATTGCAAAGAAGGCCGAAGAAGTTCAGAGCTCGTATCAAAAGGTAAACGATGATATCGCAACCTACCAAGAACAGGTAGAGCAACTGACCACACAAGCAGAGGAACAACGCAAACTCAATTCAGAACTAAATGAGAACAACCTGAAGATTTCTTGGGCACATAAGACTATTGCCAAATTAGAGAAGGAAATCACCCAGGTATCAGATACCAAGACCAATATCGTTGAAGCATCCAATGAGCTAGATAGCTACATTGATGAGAAAGATTCCCTGATCACTGAGAAGATGGAGCTGGATCAGGAGCACGACTACTCCAAGGCAATGATGGAGATGCTGAAGGACACCGGTATCAAGACTAAGATCATTCGTCAGTATCTGCCAGTCATGAACAAGTACATCAACAACTACCTCCAGACCCTGGACTTCTTCGTGCACTTTGAACTGGATGAAGCCTTTAACGAAACCATCCGGTCACGTCACCGTGATAGCTTCTCCTATGATTCCTTCAGCGAAGGTGAGAAGCAACGGATCGACTTGGCACTGCTGTTCACCTGGCGCCAGATTGCACGTATGAAGAACAGTGTGGCTACCAACCTGCTGGTCCTGGATGAAACGTTTGACTCTAGTCTGGATAACGATGGCATTGAGAACCTGTTCAAGATCATCTACTCCCTGGGAGAAACAGCCAACGTCTTTGTTATCTCACACAAGGGAGAAATCCTGGATAACAGGTTCAAGCACAAGATAGAGTTCTACAAGGACAAAAACTTTTCGAAAATAAAGTGATTTAGGGGGGTTTACAAGCCCCCTTTTTTGTGATACAATCTATTTTTAACATAAGGAGGTATATATGTCTAGCAACTGGGCTCTCGATATGAACTCAATGCACAACACCTATGGTGTACACGATGCCGTCGATAAGATGGGCAGTGGCAAACTCAAACAGTTTCTGGAGTTTCGCTTGAACTTTCTACAGGAAGAACTCGATGAAACTCGAAAGGCAGCTGAGACTATGGACGGTGAAGAGATCGTGGACGGTCTGATTGATCTGTGTGTCGTTGCCATTGGTACTCTTGATCTCTTTGAGGTCGACGCACACAAAGCATGGGATGAAGTTCTCAAGGCCAACATGTCTAAAAAGGTTGGCGTCAAGGAATCTCGCCCTAATCCACTCGGTCTTCCAGACCTTATCAAGCCAGAAGGTTGGGTAGGTCCGGATCACACAGGTAACACTGGAAAGTTCTAATGCAACTTGAATATGATTTGGTAG